ACTCTTCCTTACTTGAAGCTTGGCATACAGCTTTGCTGCATCTTCGGAGTTAAACTCAAACCCATTCTCCATCATATTATGTATGTCTAACATAAAGGCTTGCTCTAATTCTAAGCAGTCTTCAGATACTCCCTTCTTTAGCAGGTGTTGGTATAGCACTAAGTTAACAGTTACATCCTGTAGGCAGTAGTCACCCATCTCATCTGTATAGGTAGACCAATCTGTTGCATTGCCGTCAGATCCTAAGTCCCCCTTACGAATGCCTAATCGGTATCCCCATGCCTCCAGGCTTTGCCGACCATATAGTTTCTTAGGCATATCATTCTTATGGATGTTTGACCAGTCATGTTTAATGATGTCAGGATATCCAACACGAGCCATTACTAACGTGTCACTAATCTTTGCATTAGTCCTCCATGTAGGAAATAACTTCTGAATGACAGGGATATCAAAACCAATAATGTTATGCCCAATGAGATGTTTAGCATTAGCTAAATGCTTCAGCCCCATTATCAACTCCTTACCAGAGTAGATAGCACGTTCCCCATAAGGAGTAGTAAGCCCTACACAATGTATCTTTGTACACTCGTCGAGGAAGCCATCCGTTTCGATATCAAATATAAAGGTTTCTTTATATACCTTCTTACCTAACTCAGCGATGGCGGTAGCTACCTTATCTGTGTAGTGATTCTTATCATTAGTTGTTTCATTATTTATCATTCTTTAGTTTCTCCGTGTGTTTAACGTGTGATGCAATAAGGTCTTTAGCCTCATTTAGTTTTGTTGTATGGTAAGTAACCGTCCTATCATCAGGGAAGAGAACCCTCCACCCACGACCTCGCCGACCATAGACCGAAGATATCCTTCCTCGCAAACTACCTTTGTAATACCCATCGTAATTACCAAAGCCTCTGTTCTTCCAATGCATCTCCATTAGAAAGGTACTGGTTCTGAGAATTCTTTCTTGACTGCGTTACTTGACTCGAAGTCAATGTCACATTCATTAAGCCTACCTGTCTCACGATCATATTTCAGATAGCAAGTGATGCCTGTATCCCCTGAGTATCTGTTCTTCAGGACACGGACGGTGGTGACATGAGCCAGGTTAGCATCCTGTTGGTCACGCTCAAACCCTAGCACCATGTCAGAAAGCTGTGGGATAGCCTGTGAGCCACGCAGTTGAGCGAGGCTAGTTTGTCCTCCCTCCTCATGAGAGGTGTTCTGAGGACGCTTAAGATGGCTTACAAGGAAGAGGCATATACCCAGTTCTTCTACCAAGCTTCTCAGCTTAGTCATCACAGCATCAATTCTACGCCTCTCATCTCCATCTTCGTAGCCAGATACCACGATAGATAGGTGGTCGAGGATAATGTACTTAGCCCCAAGAGCCACCGTCATGTAACGTATCTTAGATAAAAGGTTATCAGCATTGGTAGAACCGAAGTGGTCGTAGAGTGTGAGGTTGCCTTGACCTAGAGTAGCCTCGAAGCCCTCGCGTAATTCCTCTTGGTCTACCTCATGACCATGTAGGTGGATAGGTTTGTTCAGTTGAATACCTATCAATCCTTTAGAAGTTCTAGCTACTGACTCTTCAAGTGCTATGTAGCCCACCTTCTTATCTTGAGCAAGTAAGTAGTGAGCAATCTCACGACATACACTTGACTTACCAATGCCAGTTCCTGCGGTCAGGCAGACGAGTTCTCCGAGTCTGATGCCATAGGTCTTTTCATTCATTCCCTTCCAAGGGTAGGGGATACATTCAGTATCATTTATCTCTGACACTCTATCCCATAGATCCTCTCCACAGATGACACCATCAGGGCGGTATGGTTTAGCACCCCATTGTGCATTGATGACCTCACCACCACGACCTTCAACTAACATCTCGTTAGCATCCTTCAATGGTAGGTTTGCTATCTTAGCCTTACCTGGACTTAGCTGTAGCGCACAAGCTTTAGCTGCCTCTTGACCAGGCTCATCTTGGTCATACATGAATATGACTGAGTCGAAAGTTTCTAACCATTCGATATCTTTTGCTATAGCTTTAACACTAGCTTGCGCACCGTTAGGTATAGACACGACTGCCCACTTATTTCCTGTTAACTGACTGACTGATAGGGCATCTATCTCCCCCTCTGTAACGGTGACCATCTTGCCACCACTCTGCCACAGGTGCTTACCATAAAGCCCTATGTTCTTCGAGTCCCCAACAATAGAGAAATCTTTTCCTGCCCCTCTTAACTTCTGAGCAATTGGCTTGCCGTGATCGTCGCAGTATGTTGCAACCTGTACTGGCTTACCACCAATGTATCCTTGACCATAACCCCACTTGCGACAGGTTTCTTCTGTAAGTCCTCGCTTGGGTAGTGGTGCGTAATCTACTTCTAATAATGATGATGGCAATCTAGGTTTCTCTTTTACTACAGCGTCGTTGGCAGACTCCCTGTACTCACACCCAAAGCAGAATGTGTGTCCGTCATCATATAAAGCAGCGTTGTCTTTGCTTCCGCAACTAGGGCAGGGGATATGTCGGACGAATTGTGAGTCGTTATCATTAAGTGTGTGCATGGTTGTTTAGTTTTGTGCGCCCATCTCTTCATTGAAAAGGAGGCTAGTATTTGTTTGTCATCGTCCCATATTCCTGCCTTACCAAGACAGTCGAAAAGGGCCTTATCGTAATTATCAATATCTGGATTTGGGTATTGAAGCTTTGTTTTTTTAGGTTGTTGTACCTCGTAAATAGCTGATATGAACAAGGTGTCTTTTAGTGGAAGAAGATCCTCAACCCCTGCAAGTTTTACTGCCTCAGCAATAGTACTCGGAGCATCATTCCTGTACGCCGTGTACTTCTTACCGAAGTAAACCCCCCAACGTGCGACTCGTGGTCGTGACGCAGGGATAGGATTATGCAGGAGTTGAAGATACAAATGCATTAGAAGTCGAAAGCGTGTTCGCCTTGTTCTTCCTCCGCACCTCCGAAAGTTTCCACAACTTTCTCAGAAGTACTCTTAGGAGCAGTAAAACCGTCCTCCTTTTCAAAGCCCCAGTCCTCTGCGGTTTCAGCGCGTCCAGACTTAGAGATTAAATCAATGATAAAGACAGCACCTATTTCAAGTGTGAGTCCTACTCCAAGAGTCGGCACGAACCAAGTCTTAGGGTAGACACCTACCTTTAACTTAGAGCCATTACCTACCTCATCACTACCGTTATAAACGTGGCCTTGAGAATCAAAAAGCATAAGGTCATTCTTGTAAGGACTACCATCCTTACGAGTTCCCTCTGCCTTAAGCTTACACTTAAGTGCAATCTCTCCTGTTAGGTTACCATCCTTATCTTTGATATCTTCAACGATAGGAAGGGCGTGAACTTTCACTTTCTTCTTACCACCTGCGTTAACGATGATAGCTTGTTGAGCATCAATAGCTTCTTGATGTATAGCTTGGACTTGTGTAATGAAATCCCCAAACTCTTCTGGCTTACCGCATAACAGTACTTGGTATACAGGGTCAAAAGTTGTATCAGGAAATCCTGGGTTCAAGGCAGGAAACAAAGCCCTACCTACTGGTGTAATTATTTTTTTCAAAATTTTAAAGTTGTTTCGATCAGCTAAAGAAATAGCGTGATCTGGTTAGTGAATTAATATCTAGACTTCCCAAAGGTGGAAGGTCTGGATACTCAGCGTTAGGCATTAAAGATTTAATGTCTTGCTGAAATTTCTCAAGTAAGTTATCAGAGAATATCTGAATGACTGACTCTCGAAGTTGACGAGCAAGGAGTGGCGCGTCGGCTGCGTGAGTGGCAAACGAATCATGTATCATCGAGAGCGAACTCACACCAACTAGCTTCATCCTTTCTACAGTAGAAAGCATAACACTTGCGTCGAGTGAATGACAGAAGTTTGGTGAAATACTTCGTGAGTTTTTTGCCACACTTAAAGTGTCTAAGTCTATCATGACATTACAAGCGCGCCTTACTTTATAACCCAGGGCAGTCACCACACGCTCCCTTCTAGTATTGCGATATCCTTGATAAACCTTTAAGTTCAACGGACTAAACCAAGTAGGCTCGATGTTCTCGCCCACTACTGGACGGATCGTGTGCCTCAACCATGTCATTAGTGCCAAGGCAGAGGGCATCTCCTCCTGTATTACTTGCCACAAAACTGTCGTAAGTTTTGCGCAATGTTTGCGGAGATTATTGAAAGGCAGCGCACCTTTTACTAATGACCTACTGTAAATCTCATCTTGAAGGATGCCTAATAGGGTGGTGTATGACCCACCATAAGGTACTACCATGACTGCCCTCTTCAGTAATTTACGGTCAATACCGTAGCGGAGTAGATTGAGATGCTCAGTTGTAGGATCTTTCTGTAGCTTACCAATAACCTTATCAGCTACTAACTGGTAGATATCTTGAGGTGTATCAGACGGCAACACGTTAGTCTGCTTTGCTAATTTCTCGTTTTTCAATAGAAGTGACATGAGTTGGAGGCCGTTATTTGAGCCGTCCATAGCGACAGGTATCCGAGACTTGAACCTCTTACCATGCGCCTTGTACTTCCTAAACTCTAAGCACCATGCAAGGAACTGGAAAGGCTTCTCCGCTTCGGCCCACCTTATACAC